CCCCGCAACGCCTTCATAAAGCCAACCGCTTGCCTTCAGCGTAGTGCCAATTTCATCTTCAAGAATGTACGTTTGAATTCGGCAATAGCCTAATTCTTTGCCCACCCTCGCCGCCGCTGCGTAAAGGATTGAACAGGCATTTTTTCTGCCATCAGATACAAGGCGCACAACCTCAAGCACCTCCCGCGGCGATCCTGACAAACGCGCCACGGGCCTGCCAATGATAGCTGCCGAATGCAGCATGCCGTTTTCGTCAACGGCCCCAATGCTAAAACGGTGGCCCTGTGCGGGCTGATGGTGACGGTGAAATTTACGCACAAATTCATTTGCCTCAACCAGCTCTAGGGGCACAACCTTGAGGCTCATCGAACGCAACCTTTGTGGCGCCAATGAAACCGTGCGTTGCCCTTCGCGCCGTTGAAGGTGATCACCTTCACACGCTGTGCCGGGAAGGTTGGCTTTTTTGCATCGGCAGGCTCAATGCTCTTGCCGCATTCGGTGCAATCGGTGACGCTCCAACGCGGCGGCAACGATGGGCCGCCGCGCTTTGCCTTCACGCCCGCCATCAGGCTTGCCCTGCTTCAATGATCGCGCCCAAGCGCGCCATCATGCCGCTCATGGCATCGTTGAGATTGGCGCCCTCAGCGGTGAGGGTGTTGCCGTCATAATCCTCACAGGCAAGCGTGACGCGCCCGCTTACCGTGTCAATGGCACAATTGGCGTACCGAAAGCCCACCATCTCAGCCATCATTTGCAGATCACCAAGCTCGCTCATTTCGTACCTCCATTCATGGCGCTCACGATAGCGCTCAGGCATTCTTGAGGCGTTAGCGCCTGCGTGTCAAGCACCATCTCAGCGGGCAGGTCACCCGCCCGGCTTTCGGTAATGTCAAATTGCCACGGCTCAGGATCATTCACCTCAGGCCGCACCAATCGCACAAAGAGCGTGTCGGGATAGAACACCTCAATGAACGCCCGTTCAGCGTCAAGCCGCACGTCATCGCATACCCACAATCGGGGATCACCCACGTATCGGGTGCCGTCAGGATCGCGCCCCTCAACCCGGCGCTTCCATGCTCGCAGCCAAAAGAGCGAATCCATTTCCCTCAAGGCGGCGCCAATGTTTTGTGCAAGCTCACGCCCTGTCACTATGGTGCTCAAGCCCAATTGGTGTTGCGGGTATTTGAATTCTTTGTCATAGGTGCCAAAGCCAATGCGTGCCACCTGCTTGATCGAATCGGCAATTGCCACCCGATCGTAGGCGCCGCGCTCACATAGCATTTGCGCCAATGTGGTTTTGCCTGTGCCTGCCCTGCCCATGAATGCAATGTTTCTCATGACACCACCCGCCGCAAAATCTCACCTGCCGTCAAGGGGGTAGGGGGATTCTCTCTATCTCTCTCTGCTCTCCCTCTCTCTCTAGGGCGTTTGGTTTCCGTCAACCCCACCGATTCTGATCGGCGCCGTGCCGTGAACGCGGCTTGACGTTGGGTTGACGTAGGGTCAACCTGATACCGATGCCACCCCAAAATGGCGATGACCCCGGCTTGATCTACACCCATCAACCCCTTTTCAATGAGGCCGCTGATTGCCTTGCCGAAGCGGTTGCCAATGCAAGCCTTCAGGTGCTCACGGCTCTTGAAGATGCCGCCGCTCCGAAGCTGCTTTGCCTCCGAAATCGCGGTGATGAATGCCCGAAATTCGGTATCGGTGAGGCTCGCAATCTTGTCATCTTTGTGGGCGTTGGCTTCCCATTTGATCCATAGGCTCATGCTCTATTCCTCCAATCTGGTGGGGGCGGCAATGCCCTGCCGCCCCCGTGAATGCGTGATGCTAAAAGGGCAGGCTCTCAACGTCAACCTCAGCCCGATCAGGCTCACCGCTTGGCGCTGCCGCCTGCGCGTTCACCCATTCGATTGACGGCTTACGCTTGCAAAATTGCCCATCGGTGCGGCCTGAGCATGCCCAAAATGGTGCATACGGCTTGCCGCTTGCCTTTGATACGCCGCCCGGCTTTCGCTGCCACGCCTCCCGATGCTCAGGGCATTCACCCTCAGCGAAGAGCTGCGCCGCCTTGAGCATCATCGTTTCATGCCCCGTGGCTGCCGCCACAGGTGCAGGGGCTGCCGTAGGCTTCAACGCAGGGGCTGAAATGCGGGGCGCTGAGGCCCGTTCACCCGCGTAGAGATACCTTGCCACCCCAAACAGGCTTGCACAGCGCCTGAGGGCATCGCTCGCAGCCTCTTTGAGGCTCTCGCCGCTGCCCCCTGTTTCGTACCCAAAATCTTGACGGCGTGCCACGCCACCATCGGGGAATCGTACGGTGAGCATGCCCACCACGGTGTTGGAATCGCGCACAGGCTCACAGGCGAAATCCCATGCATCAATGCCCAACACCTCATCAAGGCGTGCCGCAACGGTGCGGGCGTCAACCCATGTGAGATCGCGCCCCCCTACGCCGGGGCGGTGCCTGATGACCTCAGGCGGGAATGGTGCCGCCAATGCGGCGAGAATCTCAGCGTGCTTCGGCATACGTGCCACCTTTCTTGGGAAACAATCCCCAATCGTTCAATGCTTCGGGCGTAATCAACCACACAGGCGGGCGCCCATTCCCCAAATCCTGTTTCGGCGTGCTCTTGAGCTGCTTGATCCTTTCACGATCAGCCCACCCCACAATGTGCTTCACGGCGCCTGTGCCCATACAAAGCACGTGCACCTGATCTGCCTGTGGTGTGTCAAGAATGATGAGGCCAACCCGCGATGACCATTTCACCTCAACGGCGCCCACGCCCGGCACCGTGAGATCGGGCTGCGTCAAATAGGTATCAACCCCCGCGGGCCATTCGATACCCAACGCAATGGCAACCGCCAATTCGGCTGCCGCACCGTCAATGTTGTTTTGCAGGCTCTTAGCGGGTGATTGCCCGCTTCGCCCAACCTGCCCCTTTGCCTTTGAGGATTCGTCACGGGCGGTGCCAACCCGTACGGCCCACGCCCATTGATCAGCGGTGAGGATTACCGTTTGCCTAATCATTCAAGCCACCATCGCGCACGATGAATCGGCGCGTTCCGGGCTTTTCTTTGGTGAAGCGTTTGCACGCCTCATCAAACGTTTCTGGTGCGATCGCTTGCAGGTTTTCTGAGATTGCCTGCCAATCGGTGACCTGCGAAGGGCGGGATTGGCGCCAATAGATTGCCCAATTGCCCCCGGCAATGCCGCCGTTTTCACCGATCGCCTCTTTGATGATCATTTCAAACGCGCCCTTTTTCTGCTCTAGGAAATGCAATTCGGTGTTGCATTCGCGGAGCTGCGCATACACCCGCTCAATCTTTTCATCGGCGGTCAAGATCACGTCACTATCCTGTGGCGTTGCCAACGCATAGGCGGCGGCATCAAGCGCCTCAAGAGCGGGCGGCGTTTTGGTATCTACGGCCTCAAGAAAGAGCATGGCGCTTCGCTGAATCTCAGCCCAAAGCGCAGGGTCAAATTGCACCCGCTCAATCTTGAACACCAAACCGCCCAAGAGCGCCACCACGTCACACCATTGCGCGCCTACGATGCCCATTTGCGTGGTGACCTGCACCACCACCTCAGGCGGCACGGGGTACATGCTCCAACGCGGTGAGGCTGAGGTTTTGATTTCAACGATGCCCTCAGGCTGCCCCGCAATCGTTCGATCAAGGCTTGCCATGATGCGCGGGTGCCTTTTCAAGCGCACGATGCCATTTGATTTGCGGAGCTTCACGCCGCGTTCAATTTCGTAGTAGCGCGCCACGGCATCTTCAAGGATCACGCCCCGGTGGGCCGCTGCCCCAACCACCTGTGGTGGCACGGTGCCTGTTTTCTCAGCCCACAATTGATAGGGCGTGCGGTATGGGCTCACGCCCATGACGGCTGCCATGTCTGAAGCCCCAAGCCCTGCGCGGCGTAGCTCAAGCCACGCCTCAGAGCGCTGAACGGCCTTCACGAATTCAAATGCCTTTGCCATTTTTACCCCTCCGATCATTCTTTGCGAAGCCCTCACCCTTGAAGATCACGGCAGGTGGGCTGAATACCCGCCACAATTTTGCGCCGCATGCCTCATGTCGCAATGCCGTGCGCCCGTCAGCCGGGGCAAGCACCTCAACAATCACCTTGCATGTGCGGCATTGGTAATCAAACAGGGGCATCGTTCACGCCCCCATTCGAATGATCACGGCGCCCACGATGAGCGCCACGCATAGGGCGATGGTGTAGCGCTGCCGCTCCCGGCGGCGCTCACCATGCTCAAACGCTTCAACACCTGTGGGCTTTCGCAGGCCATCAACCATGCGCGGCTGCCCGCCACGATTGAGGGCGCTCACGATCCCACCATGATGAGATGCCCAACGATGATGCCAATGGCTGCATAGGTGCCGATGATCAGCCCCCATGCAATGCCGCGCTTGATCGCATACCAAATCATTTTGCACCTCCCACTAGATTTTCACGCCCCTTGACGGGCACAAAGCATTTGGCGCACACGGCAATCAAGCCGCCCTGCGCATTCTTCACCACCTGCAAATACCCGTGGCGCGCTGACACCGGGCAGAGATTCCAAAAGGCTGAGCTCATGCCATCACCTTGCCGATCTCAGCGGCAGGTACGCAATCGCATGCATCGCAGGCCTCAGCGTCAAAATCCTCAATGCGGGCGGGCCGCCATTCATCGCGGCGCATGCCGGGGTTTGCCTCAAGCACCTCATTGATGCAATCAACGCAGAGCCGATCGCCCTGCTTGATCACGTATTGGTACAAACCCGTTGGGCTTACCTTCGCGCTCATCGTGCACCTCCAACCATTCGGGCACGCTTGATGCGTGCCGCTTTCTTCGCCCAAACCTCAGCGTGCTTTGTGCACATCGTCACAAACATTGGCTGCTTCGCGCCTTCGGGGTAGTAATCCTCACCGAATGCATCGGCTGCGCGGTTGCACACGTGCACCCCGCGCCCCATCGCAACGCTGATGTTGCGCCGGGTGATGTATTGGCACAGGTGTGAGAATCGTGCGCCGCTCATGATCGCACCGGGAAATTGGCAACCACGTGGCCGTATTCATTTGGCTCATCAAAATTGAAGATGCGCCCAACCTCGATGTAGGTGGTTTCTTCAATCATTGGCTTCGCGGCTGCTTTCTTTGCCGCTGCAATCGCAGCGTTGCCGCTCTTAAAGCTGATGAAATCGCCCGTGCAATCACCGTTGGCATCTCGCCCCACGATGTAGTGCCGCATCTCGATCTTTGCCATTTCTCAATCCTCCAATCAGGCGCCCCGTTTGGGGCTGATTCCCTGACCCCCGAAGAATAAGGCTAACGGTTGGCGGGTGTCAACCCCCTGTTTCAAGATCGGGCAACCCCCCCGCCTGAGCCGCCTCAACCACCACCTTTAGGCACCCCCCGCATAGGGTTTGAGAGAGCACCCAAGCCACCCCATGCGGCCCCGTATTCGCTACCTGCTCCCCGTAGGCGTAAAGCCTGCCCGATTCCCCACAAACCGGGCAGGGCTTCAGCTCATAGTCAGCCGTTGGCATCTTCTAGGCGCACTAGGTATTCGGCGGTGACCCCGCCTTTGCCAAAGAAAAGCGCCCATTGCGCAGGGGTGCCGCTTGCCGCCAACCATTCTTGGGCGTAGCGGTTTGAAGATTCAATGCTTGCATTGCCCCACACCGTATGCGCCCCATCGGATAGCACCAATCTTGCAGGCGTATGCCAATGGCCGTAAAACAAGAAATCGAACGGCTGCACCGAAAGATTCCAACCCTGTGCACGCTTCGCAATTGCGTAGTACGGCAGCCCGAAAGCGCCGCCCCTGAATTGATCACCGTGCACCAACATGGCGGTTTTGCCGCCCGGCAAATTCAGCGTGTCATACCAATGCCGCCCACCCATCGTAAGGCTCTCACGCCAATCAACGCGCTTTTCATTCTTGAGATGCTCAGCCGCCACGCGGTACAAAATCGCATCGGCGTTTGATTCGTTCGAATGATCACCGAAGCGGCCCAACCGCCCGTGGTTTCCGATCGCGCCGCGCACGGTCACCTTCGGTGCAAGCGCTGCCATTGCCCGCACGAATTGTGCAAGCATGCCCGCACCCTCAAAAATCTGAACGTACAAACCGCCGCGCTCTACCTCATAGGCTTGGCTTGGAAAAATGTTTCCATCGCTCTCTACAAAATCGCCCAAGAGCACGCAGGCAATTTCTTTGACGGGCACACCATGCAGCTCAATGAGCCGCTGCACCTTTGAGGCAAGCAGGGCAATGCGCGCCTTCGCAATGTCAATGCCGTAGGTTTCTGATTGCTTGCCCAATTGCCAATCACCCAAGAGCACCACCAATGTTTCGGCTTCGCCCTTTTTGCCTGATGCCTTCGGCTTCGGTACCGGGGCAATCGTGATGCTCAGCGCCGCATCGTGTGCGGCCTGATACACCGCCGCCACCAATTCTTCACGGGCAGCATCGCGCTTCGCTAATTGTCGAAGGGCGCGTTTGTGGGCTTCGGTGACCTCATGCAGGCGCTGCTCAAGCTGCAGATCTTCGCTCATGATTTGCACGCGCATTCACCGCGGCGATGCCGGGCGATTGTCCAAAACGAAACGGTGAAGCCACGCTTTGCAAGCCATGACGTGAGCGCCTTTGCCGTAATGGCGGGATCGGCAATACCTACCTGCAACGTTTCCCAATCCTCACCCTCAAGATGCACGGCAGCCATGCCGCACGGTGGGCCTTTGCGCGGGCGGCTCAATGCCCGCAAT